CGATAAGGTTGTTATCGTTATTGACTCTGTTGGTAACCTTGCATCTAAGAAAGAGCTAGAGGACACTCTCAATGAGAAGTCTGTGGCTGATATGTCACGAGCAAAGGCTCTCAAAGGTCTGTTCCGTATGGCTACTCCATATCTAACAATGAAGAATGTTCCATTGTTAGCTATCAACCATACATATAAAGAGATTGGATTGTTCCCTAAGGACGTAGTCTCTGGTGGTACGGGTCTCTATTACTCAGCTGACAACATCTGGATCAGCGGACGTCAGCACGAAAAGGTCGGCACTGAGATTGCTGGCTACAATTTTATTATCAATGTAGAGAAGTCTCGGTATGTTAAAGAGAAATCTAAAATACCTGTTAGTGTTACCTGGGATGGTGGTATTGAGCGTTATAGCGGTCTCCTTGATGTTGCTCTCGCTGGCGGTTATGTCGCTAAGCCTAGCAATGGGTGGTACTGCCGTGTTAATACAGATACCGGCGAGATGGTTGAGCCAAAGGTTCGGGCAAAGGATGTGGTTACCAAAGAGTTTTGGGATCCAATCTTCAACGGAACAGACTTCAAAGAGTTCGTAAAGAACTCATATACAATTGGCTACAAGTCGATGTTAGATGTATCAGAACTAGAGGTGGAAGATGTCTAATATTACAGCAGACGATTATGCGTTTGCAGAGAGGGATGATCAAGAACATTGGGTCATCCATCTCAAGACAGGTAAGTGGAAAGACACATACTATTGCTATGATCGTGTACAATTAATTCCACCAGAAGGTGGATGGCCAGAAGAAGGGGATGGTGAAGGTACATTAAGTTTTAACTATGGCTTAATCGAATCTCCATTTGATCTAAATGAACTCTCAGAAGATGTTGACTTCAACGACCATATAGGGTATATTCTACGTCACATTATTGAAGACTCCTTTGATTCAGGTAACTATAAAATAGGAAGCAAAGATGGCAAAGCAGACTAAAGCTGGCGTAGCATGGAAGCCAGAACCGACTAAAAAGGCGACTAGTATTGGTCGTAAGAATATTAAGATGCAGACGATGAATAAGAGTAAGAAGCGTTCGTTCAAAGCATATCGTGGTCAAGGTAAGTGACAGCTAACATTGAAACCACAATCCTACGTGAGGTGATGAGTAACGATCACTTCATGCGTAAGGTGATACCATTCCTTAAGCCTGACTACTTTGATCAGGCTCATGCGTTCGTATTCAAGGAAATGGCTAGCTTTGTAGGTAAGTATAATAAGATGCCTAACAAAGAAGCTCTGACTATTGAACTAGAACAGCACGAGAACCTCCATGGTGAGTTATCTAATGAGGTATACACAATTGTAGAGCAGCTCAAGCCCAACGAAGATACTAATGAAGATTGGTTATTTGAAAAGGCTGAGAGGTGGTGTCAGGACCGTGCTGTGTATCTTGCTATCATGGAATCAATCCAGGTTATTGATGGCAAACACAAGACACTGACTCCTAATGCACTTCCAGACATCCTCAGAGACGCTCTAAGCGTTTCTTTCGATAATAATGTGGGACACGACTATATTGAGAACTTTGAAGAGCGATACGACTTCTATCATAAGGATGAAGCTCGTCTTCCATTCGATCTTGAGTACTTCAATAAGATCACAAAGGGTGGAGTTCCTAACAAGACTCTTAATGTGATCCTGGCAGGTACGGGAGTCGGGAAGTCATTGTTTATGTGTCATTGTGCATCAGCTAACCTACTCGATGGCAAGAACGTATTGTATATTTCCATGGAGATGGCCGAGGAGCGTATTGCAGAACGTATTGATGCTAATGTAATGAATCTACCTATTGATCAGTTAGAGACGTTACCTAAGCAGATGTTCGATACAAAGATTCAGAAGATTGCTCAGAAGACAACTGGTAAGTTGATTGTCAAGGAGTATCCTACAGGTGCTGCTCATACAGGACACTTCCGTGCTCTATTGAAAGAGCTCGAGACGAAGCGTAAGTTTAAACCAGATGTTGTATACATCGACTACCTTAACATCTGTTCTAGTTCGCGTATGAAGGGTCTAGGAGGATCTATCAACACATACAGTCTTGTCAAGTCTATTGCAGAAGAGATTCGTGGACTTGCTATGGAGTTTGATATTCCTATCTTTACAGCTACTCAGACTACTCGATCTGGCTTCAGTAATACAGATGTTGGACTAGAAGATACATCAGAGTCATTTGGTCTTCCAGCTACAGCTGACTTAATGTTTGCGTTGATATCAAGTGAGGATCTCCAGAAGCTGAACCAGATTATGGTCAAGCAGCTCAAGAATAGATACAACGATCCTACAGCTAACCAACGGTTTGTTATTGGTGTAGATAGATCTCGAATGAAACTATATGATGTGGAACAATCAGCTCAGACTGATGTTATGAATGAAGCTCCCATCCCTGATAAGCCTCTGAATACATTTGGTAGTAGGGAGCGAAGTGACTTTACGGAGTTTAATGTATGAAGCTAGTGACTCAACTTGTACGAGAAAACCGGCGTGCTGATATAGGTACAGTGCTAGGTAAGTTTAATGTTGTTTGCTATGAAGATGGTGAACAGATCAAGATAATCGAATGTCATGAGCACAGTGAGAGCTGGGCTATGGATGTTGGTTCAGCATGGTGTGATGAAAGAATATGAAAACTTTGATCGTAGAGAATGCAGTAAAGAAGAGTACTCAAGAGACAGAGATTTTTACCAACGA